GCATCGAGTTCGCGAAGGGCGCGGTGATCGACAAGATGTCGGCATCGATCGCCGAGAACGTCCTGGGTATCACAGGCGGAATGGCGGTGTCTGGAGGCGCATATGAGCAAGATCGAGCCGCGCGGTTCGGTCGCCTCTACAATGACGCGGCACCCTATCTCGCGGGGATGACGGGTGCGCGCTTTGCCGCTGGCGACAATGTGCGCGTGGGCGAGCGCGGCGAGGAACTCCTGATCCCTGGGCGGAACGGGATGGTCGCGCCGATCAAGGGTTCCGCGAACGACCTGATCGATGTGGTGAAGGACATGAAAGAGGAGATCGTTCTCCTGCGCCGCCAGATGAGCCGTGTGATCGCTGGCGGGCAACTGGTGGGGGCGCGGGCGTAAATGGTCGCGACAACCCTCTCCGCGCTGGTCTCGAACCCCTACGCGAAAAAGAAATATCTGGTGATCCTCAAGCCCTACAATCTCGCCACCTCGAGCGAGATCACGCTCTACTATTCGGGCGAGGGTTTCATCACCAAGCCGACCGACACGCCAGCGAACACCCTATTCGAGCCGCGCCTGGTCGAGCCGATCTCTTTCTCCAGGTCCATGTTCTCGAGCGGCAAGATCGGCGGGTTCTCGGTCCCTGGGTTCGGCGAACTGATCCTCACCAATGCCGACGGCGGTCTCGATGCCTTCTCGGGGTATGCCTGGGATGGTCGATCGGTCGAGGTGAAGGTGGGCGAGGATGGCGCGGCGTATCAGTATTATTTTACCATCTTCACGGGCCAGGCGCGGACGGTCGAGTTCGATGATCTATTCATCCGGGTGATCTTGCGCGACGACCAGAACGATTTCGACATCGACTATCCCGACACGCTCTATGCCGGAACCGGGGGCAATGAAGGCACCGCCGAACTCGCGGGCCAGGCAAAGCCGCACTGTTATGGGCAGGTCCACAACATCGAACCCGTCCTGGTCGATGCGGCGAACAACGTCTATCAGGTCCATGATGGTCCGATCGAGGCGATCGATGCGGTCTATGAGAGCGGCGTGGAGATCGGCGCTGGCAACCTCTCCAAGGACCTGGCGAACGGTCGGTTCACCATCACCAGCAACGTCAACGGTATCATCACCGCCGACGTTAAGGGATCGAAGCCTGGCGGAACCTACCTCTCGACGGTGGCCGACATTATCGAACACCTGGTCGAGGATCACGCCGGGTTCACCTATCCCGACGATTTCGACACCGCATCGTTCACGGCCTTGAACACCGCGAACTCGGCGGTGGTCGGTGTTTACGATCGCGACACCACCGATCTGTTCAACATCCTCGATCGCCTCATTAACTCGATCGGCGGGTTCTATGGGTTCGACCGCGATGGCAAGTTCCAGGTCGGGCGGGTGGAATTGCCGACGGGGACGGCGGCGTTCGAGTTCGACTCGACCAACATCATCGAGATCACGCGCCTGGCCTCGGCGGTTCCGAACCACCAGGTCCGGGTGAACTATAACAAAAATTTCCGGCTGATGAGCGAGAGCGATTTCGATCCCTCGATCACCGATGCCAAGCGCGATTCGCTGTTGCGGGAGTGGAGTGTCGCCACCGCCAGCGATGCGAATGTCCTGACACCCTATCCGAACTCGAGCGCCCTGATCGTGAACACGTTCCTGGTCGATCCGACGGCGGCGGCGACGGAAGCATCGAGGCTCCTGACGATCTACAAGACCCAGCGCGATTTCTATAAAATCCTGGTTAAGACCCAGCCCTACACGCTGAAGCTCAACGATGTGGTGAAAATCACGTTCAATCGGTATAATCTCGCCAGCGGCAAATTGTTTCGCGTGATCTCGATCGTCGAGGACGCTGCGAACAACGAGGTCGAACTGGAACTCTGGGGGTGATGTGATGGCTCGCAACATGATTATCTCATCGACGAATTACGTCGATTCGGCGACCTCGATCACCGCCGATGATGAGGTCGCATCCCTCCCGGTGGAGAACCTCCAGGATCGCCAGATCGTTCGGGTGTGGCGCAACACCCAGACCACCGCCCAGATCGATGTCGATTTCGGCACGGCGAAGATCGTGAACTTTGCGGCGCTCATCAAGCACAACCTCTCGCAATTCGCCACGATCCGCTGGCGGTTCTCGAACGCCTCGGATTTCTCGACCACCGTCTACGACAGCGGCACCGTGGACGCCTGGCCTGTTGTCGAGGAGTTCGGCACCCTTCCCTGGGGCGTGTTCCAATGGGGCGGCTATCTGAACCCCGAGATCGCCGCCGCCTACACAATCTCGACGTTCGATGTCCTGGCGGATTCGGTGGCGGCGCGGTATTTGCGGATCAACATCTCGGACGCCACCAACGCCGACGGCTATATCCAGGCGGGTCGCCTGATCTCTGGTCCCGCCTATCAACCCTCGATCAACTACGCCAATGGCGTCGAGTTCGAGTTTATCGACGAATCCAGGATCACGAAATCGCGAGGCGGGCAGACATTCGTGGATGAGGTCGAGCGGTATCGGCGGATGCGGTTCGAACTCATCAACCTCCCCGAAGCGGAAATCTTCGGGAACATCTTCAATCAGATCGATCGCCTTCGCGGTGTCGCTCAAGATATTCTCATTATCCCCCAGCCTGATGATCCGACAACGTGGATCACCCAGAACATCTATGGTAGGATTTCGCAAACTGGTCCGATCGTGAACTCGGCCTTGGATTACTATTCCAGGCTGATCGAGGTCGAGGAACTAATCTAAGAGGAACGGAAAATGGCATTTCCTGTCACGCTAAACGGTCGCACTTACACCCTCGCGGATTTCTCGGGGACCAATTACGTCGAGGGGTTCCCGGACGCCCTCGAGGATTTCGTCACCCAGGCTGGCAACATCTACGCCACCACCTCGACCTCGAGCGTGGCGATCGGATCGGGTTCCAAGACCTTCACCGTGGCCGACAGCGGCAAGCCCTACACCGTCGGCACACCGCTGCGGATCGCGGATGCGGCGGCTCCCGCGACCAACTGGATCGACGGGATCGTCACCTCCTACTCGGGAACCACCTTGATTGTGAACGCGGTCGCCTATGCGGGCAGCGGCACGATCTCATCCTGGAACATCAACATCGGCGGCGGTCCGATCGCCTACACTGGGACGCTACCGATCGCCCAGGGTGGCACGGGTGGCACCACCGAGGCGGCGGCGCGGACGAACCTGGATGTCTACTCCAAGAGCGAAGCGGATTCGCGGTTCTTGAATGTCTCGGGCGAGGCGTCCGATGTCACGATGACGGGGAACGTCACGATCGGGGACACCTCGGGCGACACGCTGACGGTGAATGCGACGGTGGCAAATGGTGGATCGGTCACGACGATCGACATCAACGGCGGCACCATCGACGGCACTGTGATCGGCGGCAGCACCCCTGCGGCTATCACTGGCACGACCGGCACTTTCACCGGAAATTTCTCGGTCGATGGCGGCACGATCAAGCTGGACGGGAACTATCCTGTTGGGACGCAGAACGTGGCGCTGGGCGATGGTGCGGCAGATGCTTTAACAAGCGGAAACTACAATGTTGCCGTTGGACACAATGCTGCTGGATCACTTACAAGCGGTTCAAATAGTGCAATGATAGGTAATGCTGCTGGGGCGGCTACAACAACAGGCAACGCAAATGTTGCCGTTGGAGACATTGCACTGACATCCAATACTACAGGGTCAAGCAACGTAGCTATTGGTTATGCCTCTTTGTTGTTTAACACCACCGCCAGCAACAACACTGCGGTTGGGTATCAGGCGGGGTATAGTAATACTGCCGCAGGAGGAACATTTGTAGGTTATCGTTCTGGTTATGGTAATACTTCTGGAATTGAAAACACGGCTATAGGTAAAGAAAGTCAGTTTGCTACAACAACAGGTCGGGATAACGTATCTTTAGGCTCAACATCGTTGTATAACACAACCTCTGGGTCTTATAACACCGCTATTGGCAACTATGCACTACTCTCCAACACCACCGCCAGCAACAACACTGCTGTGGGGTATCAGGCTGCGTATAGCAATACGACAGGCACACGCAACACTGGGTTGGGTTACTACGCTCTTCGCTCATCAACCACTGTTAATGATAATACTGGGATAGGATATGCTGCGCTGTATCAAACAACAGGTGCGTCTAACACCGCTGTTGGATCACAGGCTCTTATCTCAAATACCACAGGCATAGCCAATGCTTCGTTGGGATATAATAGTCTTGGGTCGTCAACAACTGGCTCTTACAATACTGCGTTAGGGACACAAGCTCTAAACTCCAACACCACCGCCAGCAACAACACTGCTGTGGGGTATCAGGCGCTTTATGCCAACACTACCGGGACTCAAGGCACGGCTGTTGGGTATCAAGCTGCATTCTCTAACGTGACTGGAAACAGAAAAACCGCAGTTGGTTATCAGGCCAACTACACTTCTACATCAAGTTACGGAACCTATTTGGGTTACCACGCAGGATACAGCGAAACAACTGGCTCAAACACTCTTCTTGGAAACTACGCTGGTTTTGCTGTAACAACAGGAACAGATAACACGTTTGTCGGTTCTGATGGCAACTTTGGTGCAGGACACTTAGTTACTACAGGCTCCAAAAACACCATCATAGGCCGCTACAACGGCAACCAAGGCGGCTTGGACATCCGCACCGGAAGCAACAACATCGTGCTGTCGGATGGGGATGGTAATCCGAGGGGCATCTTTAATAATGGTGGCACCTTTTTGGTAGGAACTGTAGAGGCTAATCTTACTTCTGGGACTGGTCATATTTTTAACGCTAATGGAACACGCATAACCAAGATTGATTTCACCACTGGAAATCAAGCCCACATCTATAATAATAATAACGCTACTGGAACAGGTTATTCAATTGCGTTTAGACAAAACAACGTTTCTGTTGGTGCTATTACTGCTGGGAGTTCTTCTACTTCATACGGCACCACTTCCGATTACCGCCTCAAGGAAAACGTAGTTGAATTAACGGGTGCAACGAATCGCTTGAAGCAAATCCCTGTGCATCGTTTTAACTTTATTGCCGATCCTAACAAAACTGTTGATGGCTTCTTGGCGCATGAGGTTCAAGCAATTGTGCCAGAAGCAATCACAGGCACCAAAGATGAAGTCGATGCAGATGGCAACCCTGTCTATCAGGGCATCGACCAAAGCAAACTGGTTCCGCTCTTGGTTGCCACGATCAAGGAACTGGAATCCCGTATCACCGCACTGGAGGCCAAGTAATGGGAAACGAAATCACCGCAGAGCAGATCGCACAGCACTACACCGCAATGGGCCACTCGGTCGATCTCATCAACGCGATCATCGCGGGCGAGTCGATGACAGATCAAGACGCCGCCGATCGCCAGGACTGCGTGGATCGGAATGTCGCTCACCTCGAGATCATGGTCGCGAAAGATTTCTGGACCGATGAGGACATGAGCGCAGTCAACGCGGCGATCGCCGCTGGCAAAGCATACACGGCAGAATAAGGACCAACACGATGGCGGCTAATATGATCGAGATCGATGGCGTTCAACACGACATCGACGGAATGGATGATAAACACAAATATCTGGCGGCTCAGATCGACGCGATGAATCGCAAGATCGCGAATCTCCAGTTCGAGATGGATCAGGTGATGATGGCGAAACAGGGATTCATCAATGCCCTGGTCGCCGGATTGGCGACACCCGAGGAAGAATAGAAATGAATACAGCCGCCGACGCTCACAAGCGCCTCGACAGGATCGAACCCAAGGTCGAGCAAATCGACCGGGATGTCGCATCCCTCAAAACCGAGGTAAAGATTCAATTCAAAGAGGTCTTTGCACGGGTGAAGCGGCTCGAGGCGATCCTGGTGGCGTCGGCGGGAACGATCATCACAATGCTTGTGGCGATCTTGCTCAAATTGGCGTGATCGATGGACCCGATCACGATCATCGCCACCGCCAGCGCCGCCTACAACGCGCTAAAAAAGGGCATCGAGGTCGGGCGTGAATTGCAAGACATGGGATCGCAACTCGGCGCGTGGGCGG